CCTCGGCACCTTCACGTCGGGGGCGCCCACCTGCTGAGCCACGCGCCATCAGCTCGCAGCTGCGCCTAGCTGCGGGCCGCCTTCTTCATCGCCTGCTTAGAGATTCGGTCGAAGCGGGCCATGGCGCTGACCTGCTGGTTTGGCTCGTACTCCCTGCTCAGCGCCCCATTCGGCGTCTAGTCGGCTTGGCCGTCGTTGACCATCCATCCCCGCGTTTGGCCCCTGTCTCGCGGGGACGACGCGGGGATGGGGAGTGTGTTAGCAACGGTGTTAGCGACCGCTCCGGGTGGGGAGATGCGGATGGACGACGCAGACATAACCGACGACCGGCTACTCGACTTCGCCGGCGACCACGTTGACGACTACTCCGACGAGATGGCGAGGGAACGACTGATCGGCCCGTACCGCGGCCTCTACCGGAACCATCTCCTCATTGCTCATCACCTTGAGGCTTGGGCCGCCCGGCACTGGGAGTGGATGGAACGAACAGGCGAAGGCCACGTGCGGTCGAGGGCTTTCGAGAACGGGCTCCTCGAGGTGGCCGCCCACCTTCGCTTAGGCAACTACCTGCCGGGCGGGCACCAATACGACACGATGCTCGGAGACGTCCCGGAGTAGTGCTCTACAAGGCCCAGATCCCGCAGCACCGGGGTTCTTCAGCTCGGAGCGACCGGCGGCTCGGCCGTGAGCGTCTCCCCTGGGAGGGTACGGGCGATGTCCGAGATGTGGTCGTTCCGGAGCTTGATCTCGTCCCCGGGGGCGAACCACTTCAGCACCTCGCACTTTCCGGTCCTCTCCGGTGTCGCGACGCCGTGGTGGTGCAAGATGTCGTGCCGCCATCTGCGAAAGTCGCCGAGCCACGGCACCTGGATCTCGCCGGCCTCGCGTCCGAGTGCGGCGGCCAGCCGTGGCCGGAACTCGTGCTCCCATGCAGCGTACGTGAACACGATCCATTGCTGGGTAAGTAGCGTCTCGACCGGCCCTTCGACCGCGATGCGCTCCAACAGTTCGGAGCGCTGCCAGCCGGGCCTCGGCCAGTTCTCGGGGCGGTTCGGGTCACCGCCACCAACGTAAACCATCGGGTCGGGGTTCTCGGGCAACACGGGCGCCGTCCGCGTGCGGTCTTCCAGGTAGCGGAGCCCGACGGTCGCGAAGCCGAGCGCTGCGAGGCCGTCGTTCATGAACCGTTGGAAGTCGGCGACGACCTCGGCAGCCGACTCGGGTGCGCGTGAGATGAGAACCATCTCTAGCCCATCAGGGTCCACCACAGCCGACCTTCGGGCCGGCGCGGTCTCTTCGCTGACATCAGGTGAGACGGCTATGCCCCGTCAGCCAACTCCCGCAGCCGCCGCTTGAGGGCGTCGAGGCGCCCCTGGACGTCGTGGAGCTCGGTGAGCAGCCGCAGTGCGTCCTCCCGCCCGATGGCGTCCCGGGCGCCAGGGCTGAGCATGGCGATGCTGCGGCGTAGCTGCTCGACCTCGAGGCGACGTTCCATTGCCCCTCCGGTCTAGTCGAACAGACGTTCGATAGCAATGGGCAGGCTGTATCAGCGTGGCCCTCCTGAGACTCATTCCCAACCGGGCGGGCCGTGACTGGCCCCGGGGTCGGTTAGCGAGGATCGCCCCCGGGGCCGTTGTCCACGAGGGCGTGGCACCGAAGCCAGGTTGTCGCGGGTGACCAGTTGCCCGACCGCCAAGAACCCCGCCGAACTCGCTAGGCGGGTCAGGGGCGAAGCCCATCCGTGGGGTACGTCCCCGGAGCTGGTCCCCGGTGCCCGCCCCACCGGTGGCCGCTCCGCGTTGATGGGCTAGACAAGGACCGAGCCCCGCCCGCTCGTCGGGGTGAGGAGCCGGGCCCCGTGGTGCGCGGCCAACTTCCCCGGGGCCCGCTCCATTCGCTCGGCGTACGGTTCGGGCGTGACGCTGGCCGAGGGTGAGCACTTCCACGTCCGGGCCCGTCACATGTACCTCAACAACCGCAGGCTCCTCCGCCGCGGCCGGTGGGAGGAGGGCTGGGTCGATCTCTGCTACCAGTCCGACAGGCTCACCCCTGCAGGCGAATGGGACCACATCGTCAAGACCGCTGAGGGCAACGGGGACGCGATCGCGATCATGCCGCCAGAGCGGCTCGGGCCTAACGACCTGTTCGCTGGCAGGTTCGTCCCTGAGCACCCGCTCATCGGCGAAAAGTTCGTCCGCATCTACCGGTGTTCCCGTACCGATTGCCCGCCCAGGCGCAGCGGTGGCTTCATGCCAGAGATCGTCGATGACGGTGGGAGCCACGGACCCATGCGCTATCGCTAGGCCGCGGTCTTGCCGCCCCGGCGCAGCATCCGCTTGCGCGTCCTTTCGTCTGTTGCCCCCCACACGCCGTCGACGATGCGGTGGCGGAGGGCGTAGTCGAGGCACTCACCGCTCACCGGGCACCCCGAGCAGACGGCGAGGGCCGGGCCGGGCGACTCGTCGCTTGACGGAAAGAAGCTGACCGTCCCGCAGCCGAGACAGGCGGCGCGCGACATCCACGCGCGATCCCCGCCCGACAACGCGCCGAGGACGGTGTCGGTCACGACGCCTCCACGTCCTCGCGGGCGGCAGCGAGCGCGACCCGCTGGAGGACATCGCGCGGGTCACAATCCGTGCCCTCTGCGGCGAGCACTAACAGGGTCAGCGCCGCGGACGTGGCGGCGACGAGCATCTCGTCGGCGTAGTCGGGATCACTGCTCGCCTGGTCCACCATCTCCCAGCGGAGGCGGTCGGACAGCCAACAGCGGGCACGGCCATCCTCGAGGTGTGACTCGAGCTCGACGGTCACGTAGGCGATGAGATCGCCCTCGGCGCTCACTGCGGAGGCTCTCGCTCCGGGTACATCTCGCGCTGGATGCGCTCCCGCTCGGCAATCGCCGCCCGGGCCGATGCCTCCGTCCAGACCCGGGGGTTGCGCTTGGGCGGTGCCACGGCCGCTCTTGCGTGCGCCATCACCGCCGCGACAGCCAGGTCGATCCGGCGCGTCGAGTGCTTGTGCTCCTTGGTCAGCCGGGGCCCACGGCTGTCGACCTTGAGGACGCAGTTGTTGATGTGGCGGGCCAGTGCCGGGTTCCCCGAGTGCTCGAGGGTCCCGTTCACGACCGCCTCGTAGAACTGCGAGGTGGCTGGCGTCATGCGCGACGGGCTCTGCGGGAACTCGACCACGGGGAGCCGCTCGTCGGCCAGGATCTGCAGCGACCGGGCCCACCGGAACGGGTCCGCTGCCACCTCGCGGACCTGCCAGCGTTTGCACGCCTCACGGATGGTCTCCTCGACGTCGAGGATGTCCACCTGCCAGTCGCGGGGGTCGCGCTCGGTGCGTTCCCAGTGGCCGGCGACGTCGATCCGGGGGCGGTCGGTGCCGGCCGTACAGACGATCAGCGCCGTCGAGTCGCCGTTGAACGACCCGTCGAACGCCAGCACGACATCCGCGCCGGCGGGGACGCCCAGGCCGACGTCGCACGCCTCCCACGCGCCGTCGGGGAGCCACGCGTCGGCCACGGTCGTCCACTGGCCGAGGTGGTAGCGCACGAACTCATAGCGCGGCATCTGGTGGAACCGGGCCGCCACCGCTTCGACGTTGAGGAAGCTGTCGGCGGCCGGGTTGGCGGCCCGGATGGCGGCCCGCAGCCCGTCGGGGTCGTCGAGGTCGAAACGGTCCTCGGGGCAGCCGTACCAGATGAACAAGAACTCGTCGTCTTCGACCTCGCCGCTGTTCACCCTCAGCCCGTGCTCGTGCAGCTCCCCGGCCAGGGTGTCGGTGTCTGAGCCGGGCGTGGTGGTGTTCAGGATCAGGCTGTCGCTGCGCTTGGTGCAGCCGTTGCTGAGGACCAAGTGAACCCTGGCCTTGTTCCCGAGCCACTCGTGGATCTCGTCGGCGAGGAACGTGGACGGACGCTGGCCGTCGTTGGTTCCTGCGATGGCGGCGACCTTGTAGGCCCGGCCCGGGCCGTCGCGCACCTGCACCTCGTTCTCGTAGGCCTCGAGGTAGTCGCTCAGCGTCGGGGACTCCCGCACGCATGTCCGCAGGTCCCCGAACAGCAGGTCGGCCTGCTCGTAGGACGCGGCGGCCACGGGGATGACGGCGGAGGACGTGTGGGTCAACTCATAGGCGCCTATCCACGCGGCGAGGGGCGTTTTGCCGTTGTTCTTCGGCATCTCCAGCAACGCCCGCCGGTAGCGGCGCCGGCCGTCGGGGCGGCGCTCGAGCAGCTGGCACACGATCCTCACCTGGAACGGCTCGAGCCGCACCGGCTTGCCGTAGTGGTCGCCCTCCCCCATCCGGCAGTTGGCCTCGATCCAGCGCACTGCGCGACGGCCCTCGGCGTAGCGGGGATCAGTGGCGATCTTGCCGACCAGCGGCGGGGCGCTCAGCGGCTCAGACGGCATCGGTGGCCTCCGCGTCGATGAGCATGAAGCGGTCGTCATCGTCGAGCTCGGCGGCGGCGTTGAGGTCGGCCAGCGAGCGCCGGGCCTCGCCGAACTGGGCGCCTAGGCGCAGCCGTCCCATCGGCGTGATGCCGAACGCTGCCTCTAGCCGGTCGATGGCGGCGTCGAGCGCGAGGAGGTGCTTGGCCAGCGGGTTGACCACCGGTTGACCCATCGAGCCGGTGACGACCCGTTGCTTTCGGGTGGCGGCCAGGCACCGGCGGCGCTCGTCCTTCAGGGTGAACAGCCGCTCGAGACTCGGGATGTCCTGGGCCATGACCAGCGCCGCGGCCGGGGACGACCAATACGTCGACCATTCGGTCTGCGTCGCCTTGAGGAGCCCTCCAGGGGCCTCTGGGGCCTCGATTGCGGCCGTTTGCGCCACGATTCCGAGGGTCCTGGTGTTGGTGCGGACACGCTTGTCAGAGCGCTTGGGCGGCACGGGCATGGCGTCTCAGACCTCAGTCGGACGTGCCAAAAAACGGCCAGCGACGCGCGCTCGACAAAATGGGGCTACGGGGCGGATTGCGACGGCCCTCATCTTGAAGATTTCGACCCCCCCGGGGTGTCGTGACTGCGTGCGCCGTCGATCACGCCGTGGCAGCGCTTGCACAGCGTCACGAGGTTCGAGGCGTCGTCACTGCCACCACGACGACGTGGCAGGCGATGGTGAACGGACAACTGCTCGGTCGTCCCGCACCGCACGCAGCGCCACCCATCATGGTCCTTCACCGCGGCCGCCGTCCGACGCCAGGCCGAGTCATACCCGCGGGCAGCCGGCGTCGGCCGGGTCACTTCCCGGCGACGGGCCAGTGCTCGCTCGTGGGCTGGGCACCTCGACTCGCCGGGCTGGGTGAGGGCAGGGCACCCGGGCTCGAGGCAGGGTTTGGGGAGCTTCAGCAACGTCACTACTTCTTCGGTTGTTGCGGGCGCTTTACTTCACCCGGGCGTCGAACTCCAGCCATCGTCGTCACCCCCTCAGCTCTTGCGAAGATCGGCGAGGACCCGGCGGTAGTTCCGGCCGGGCTTGAGCGTCACTGGCTGCTTACTCCGCACCGACACCAGTCCGGCGGTCCAGTCCGACGCGGCCTGACCGCTGCTGATGATGCTCACGTCGCCGCCGGTGAGGTTGACTTCGTCGATGTGTCGCTGGTCCTCGTTGGGGCCTAGCCAGCGCTGTCTCTCGACGCGGAAGGCGAACGACATGCTGTCGGCGGCGCCGGTGCGGATGGCGCTCTCGACCATCTGCACGTCCGGTCGGCTCCGGTCCAACCACGCCCGGGCGTGCAGGCCCGTCAACGCGCCCTCAGTGATCTCCTCGAGCTGCAGACAACCGGGGGTGCCTGGTCCACTGCCGCCACGAGTGGATGCGAGCGCGAGCCCTTGATGGTGAATGTTCAACACGACCGGCGCCTGTTTCGACAGCGTCCGGGCAAAGGCGCCGGGCGTGATGGTCTCGTCGTACTCGCCGAAGCTGTCAGTCAAACGATAGGACCGGCCGGTGATGCTCGCCCAACCATCAAAGGTGAGGACGTTGGTGTCCGAGTCCACGCCCGCCGGTCCGTCCATCCCGCGAACTTGCCAATCGGAGTCGTCCGGGCAGAGCCGCACTTCACGCACGCCGCGCTGTGCAAGTCGGTACTCACGGCGTTGCAGCGACGTCGCAGTCGCACGTCCCAACGGTGCCATTAGTGGCTTGTCGCACTTCAACAGCTTCAGACGAACGCGGAACTCAGCCGTTCGGTCGGGGCGCACACGTTCACTCATTGTTGGTCCCTTGTCTCTGTTCCTGGTCGGCCATCGAGGTACGCAGCGATCTGCTGTGTTCCCACCACGGCCTCATGCGCGATGGGGTCAGCTTCGAGTTGCTCGAGCGTCTGGATCAACGCATCGAACAGCCGGTTGCGCAGATCGGGCGAGAGCGATCCAGGCTCCGCTCGCTCGGCCTCGAGCATCGCTCGCAGGCGGGCAGTTGAGTACCCACGGCGTGGCCGGCCGGCCGGGATGCGCCAGGTGGTCACTTGGCGTAGCCCATGTCGACCTCGAGCTCATTCATCAGCAACCGGTACCGCTCGGCGTACTGGCGAACGTCGACAACACCACGCTGCGGCATCGTCGCCGCGAATGCCATCCTCACGATCTGGCGTAGCTGCGCGATCTGGCTGCCCTGCTCGGCGACGGTGCGCTCAAGCTCGGCAATGCGATCAGCCGCGTTCACGAATGGCTCCAACCTGCACGGCACAGCACGGAAGTCAGGGTGCGCAACTCGGCTTCGCGATCGCGTAACCGTTCGACCTTCCTCGCCTCGAAGACGGCGGCCTGCACCTCACTGGCACCAACCGGGGGTGTCTCGGCGCGGGTGGCGGCGATGATCTCGATGACGGCGGCGTACGCACGAGAGTTGTCGGCGAGGTGGCGATAGAACGAAACGCGCTCGGCGGCGGCCGAGGGCTCGGTCGCGTCGCGCCCGGCGGTGAAGCCGAGGGCGGTCAAGACCTCGAAGGCCTCGGCGTACAGCTTGGCGGCGAGCTCCTCGTCGTGCCGGGCCTTGGCGCGGATGGATGCGGCCCCGCGGTCGACCGCATACTCGGTGTAGCTCGCGGTCGGCCCGCTGGTGGTGGTGACCTGCGCCGAGTTTCTGGCCTCGAGGGCCGCCAGGCGGGCGAGGATCGGGTCCGTGGGGATCGCAGGCGCGACAGCGGGCGCCGCCGCGGCTCGCTGGATGGCCTCCGCGATCGCGTCGGACCCGGCGTCGCGCTGGCGCAACCACGCGGCCGTGGCTGCCTCATCGCGCTTGCGTTGGGCCTCGGCCTCGGCCCCGAGCCGAGCTTGTCGGTGGGCGTCCGATTCAGGAAGGATCCGCATGGGGTTCTCCTTTCAATCCCCGCTGCACCGCCGCCGCCGGGGAAAGGAAGCCCGACGGTCGGCGGGCGCTCGATCCGGCGCAGGAGGGCGACGCCGGCGAGGTGCTGTGTGGCCGCAGCGGGTGTTTCATGCACCCCACGAACAAGGGCGTCACCAGGATCTCCCTGGGCACCATGCCCCTGCGGCCACAAACCCGGTTCATCGGTCACCACTGAGCACACCCAAAACGGTCGTGCAGTTGCTTGCCACGCGGACCCAGTCATCGAGTTCCCCGTCCTCGACCGGGTTCAGCGACCGGCCATCGGTCTGGGCGGCGATGTGGTTCGCAGCGATGATCGCACGCTCGCGACGGTCGATCAGCCGACGGGCCAGTGGCGTGGTGTCGACGGTCATGCTTCCCTCCGCAGTTGCTGGACGGAGTCGGCGTCGATCGCCATGGCACCGCGGACAACGCGGCCGTTTAGCGAACCACGCTTGACGAGGCCGCGCACCGCACGAGGGCCGATACCGAGGACGTTTGAAGCCTCCACGGTCGACAGAGTGCGACGCGATTCCTGCGCTGTCACGTTTGGCGTTCCCCAATGTTCCCCAGACGTTCCCGCAAACTCCCCAGCCCGTGCGAGCGACCTCAGCTCGATTAGGGCTCGGCGGGTCGCCGGGTGCAGCCCGCCGTCGACCTTCATGGCCCGGTCCAGCAGCTCGAGCCCGGCCGCGAGGTCGCCAGCCACCGACGGATCGGTGACGACGAACGACGCGGCGGGCAGGAGCGGCATGGTTCAGGCGCGGTGCTGTCGGGCCAGCCACGCCTCCGCTGCGCCGTAGGCGGCGAAGCCCTGCTCGTTCATGCACGCGATGACGGCCCGGGCGTCCAGGTCGGCCTTGCGCTGCTTCACCATGGCGTTGGTGTACGAGCCCGGTGGGGGCGCGGCGCCGTCCCACTTCTCCCACTTCTCCCCGTGGACAGCCAGCCACGCCTCAGCGTCGCCGTAGAAAGTGAAGCCGCGCTCCTCCATACAGCGAGTCACGGCCCGGTCGTGCTGGGCCCTGCGGATGCGCCGTGCGGCCATCACGGAGCGGTCGCCGGGGGGTTCGCCGGTTCCGCGGACGCGGCGGCGGTGCCACGGGACTTGGGGGTCGTTGTCGATGATGGTCACGCCTGCTCCCCACGTCGGGCCAGCCACAACTCGGCCGCGGCGTAGGTCGCGAACCCTTGCTCGTCCATGCACGCGACGACCGCACGCCTGTCAAAGTGAACCCACTCGTCACCACCAGCGAACAGATCGTCCTTGACATCCAGCCAGTGATCCCGATCCCTCATCGTCCAGCTTTCGAGGACGTGCGAAACCCGCTCGCGAATGACGGCCTGCACTCTGTCCTTGCCGTCGGAGTCGAGCGCCGACAGTACGGGTGAGTCGTTGATGTCCTGCATGATCGCCGGGTCGACAGACCTACAAATCCGTTCCGCGTAGCTGTAGGTCAGATTCAGCGTCTCGTTGGCGACGGCGTCATGGGGGTTGGTGGGCCAGGCGGCTGTTGTGGTCATTGGTTCCTCCGTTGGGTTGGTGGACGGGTGACGGGGTCAGGCGAGGTCGTCGTGGATGTCGAACACGGCCGGCAGGCCGGTCTCCGAGTAGTAAGTGGCCTCGCCGCCGTCGTAGTCGCCACCGAAGCGGGTCACGATGGCCTCGAACTCGGCGTGGTAGTCGACGTCCAGGGCAACGAGCCGCGCTGCACGCAGCAGCCACGGCGCCCCCTGAAGCTCGTTGAACTCGCCCCACTTGACTGGTGCCACCTCGAAGCCAAGGCTCACCAGCTCAGCCCGGCACCGCTCCGCGGCGTCCAGGTCGGTGAAGTAGGTCCAGTGGGTATACGGGATTCGGGACATCGTGTGAAGCTCCTTTCGTTGGTCGATGCGCCCCGAGGCGCATAGGTGGGTGGTCGGGATTGATTCATCTCCCCGCGTGCCTGCGCCTCATGCGTCTCTGATAGACGCATGAGGCGCATAGGCGCATAGACGCGGAACGCGCCTGAGGCGTATAGAGGCGCATGGGAGGCGCACGGGCGCATAGGCGGTCATGAGAGGTGTTCGCGGCCTTCGTCGGTGAGGTAGTGGAGGTGACTCCGGCCCCTCGACTCGATGCGCAGCCACGCCCTCTCGGGGGCGACCAGCCAGCGAAGGGCCGCCCGGATGGGGTCGGTGCCGCCTGCGACGTTCTCCTCGATCCGGCGCTGGCTGCAGCCGTCGTAGTCGCGGACGTACTCGAGGATGCGACGCACCATGCCGAGGTCGGGCGCCGGCGTGGAGTCCGGCAGGCCGAAGGCGACGCTCACGCCCCCGTCCGGCCAGCTCGTAGCCGTCATGATGCTGATCACCTTGTCGGCGCCGCCCATCGAGCGGATATGCCCTGGCCGATCCTTCTGGACGGTGATGCGCACCAGGGCCTCGACGGGGTCGAACGTGGCCCGCGACAGCGGCTTGAGGAGCTCGAACCCGTACACCGCACCGGAGACCCCGGCGAGCTTGTGCTGGGCCCCGATGGCGTAGCGGCCCCGCGTCTCGGTGTTACGCCCGAGGTGGTCGAGGCAGACCGCAGCCGAGCCGGCGTTGGCGAACCGTCGCGGCACCAACCGGTTCCAGGTGGCCACGTCGGCGTTGTCGAGGATGTTGAGCCCCTCGGTCACCATGGCCTCGGTCACGCCGTCCACTACGGCCAGGTCTGCTCCCATCGCGGCGAGCTCGCAGATGTCGCCGAACGCACCGGTCACGCGGCCGTGCTTGTCCTTCAGCGGCTCCTCCGGCCGTAGGTAGGTGAACCGGGCGAGGATGACGTCAGCGGGCACGCCGAGGGCCCGCAGCCGGCTCGTGACGCCCTTCTCGTCGTCCTCGAAGTCGATATAGGTGACGGTGCCGCCGGCGGTGAGCACCTGCGCAGTGCCGGCCTGAGCACCGAAGGACTTGAGCGACTCCGACTCGCCTTGGAACCAGTGCGTCTTGCGGCGGTACAACAGGCACTTGTCGTCGACGCGCTTGAGCAACTCGGGTGGCGGGATGTCGGTGCCCTCGAGCGCAGCCCGGAGGTCGATGGGCGTCCACGTCGAGCGTTCGGACTCGTCCTCGATCCGCTGCGCCTTCTCGGCGTCGTAGGGCTCGTCGTGGAGGGCGCTCATGCGGCACCCAGCTGCAGACGGTTGGCGCACCTCGAGCACGCGTCGAAGTACAACTCGAGGGCGCCGGCATGGATGGCCGCGGGCACGAACACCTCGACGCCTTCGGCTTCGCAGACATCGCACCGGTGCGGGTGCTCCTCGGCCAGCGCGACCGATGGAAGGCACCGTCGGCAGACGATGCGGTCGACCCCCAGGAACGCGTGAGCGACCTGGGGCCCGCCGCGGCGGAGGTGCGGGCAGACTCTCGACCGCAGCACCGCGCTCACGAGCACGGCCCGCACGTCGTCGGTCGGCGCCACCTCCTGCTGCTTGAAGCCCTGCCGGATGAGACGTGCGGCGACGCGCTCGTGGACGTGGCCGGCCTCGAGCTCGGCGGCGGCGGCCTGGACGCGGAACCAGTCGGGCATGGACAGCGGCCCGCGGTCGACCATGGACTTCGCCAAGCGGCGACGGTGAGCGCGGCTGGCGCTCACCCGCGCCCCTCCGATTCGTAGAAGGCGCGGATTTCCGCGTCGAGCTGCTTCTCGACCATCCGCTGGTAGATCAGGAGCGCGAGCCCGGTGTGTGCTCCGACCAAGACACCATCGGCGCTCGCGGCCTCCGCTGCCTCGGCGAACTTGGCGCCCTTCATCATCAGGGTGTTGATCCCGTTGAGCCACTCACGAGCCAGGTCGTCGAGCGACGGCTCCGGTCGCTGCTGCTCCTCTACGTCCGCCCGCGGCTTCGGCAGCGCCCTCGTGCGGATCTCAGTCCATGAACCGAAGGTGTGCACGGCCGTGCGCACTTCGTCCTCGGTCGGGAACGTCTCAGCGAACTGGACGCGGTACTGAACTTCGCGCCGGCTGACGTTGTGCTCCACAACGATCGCGTCGAGCAGGAGCCTGGGAAGCTGTTTGCCCTCGCGCCGGCGTAGGAGGGCCTTGCCGAACTCCCAGCGAGCTAGCAGCCCTTCCGTCTCGCCCTGACGGATGCGTTCCTCGCACTCGCGAAGGGTGTTGCCGAGCGGACCGTTCAGCCGACCTCTGACAAGGCCGAGGGTCGGGCGGCGTGGTGTATTCTCCATGTTGAGCGTTCAACTTCCTGTCCTTCGCCGCCGGTTGGTCCCCGGCGGCGAGGTCGTTTTCGGGGGGTAGGTGCTGCGGGGGGTTACCTGACGGCGTCGACGCGACCCGCCCTGATCCAGTCCTCAACCTCGGCGACGTTGAACATCAGCCGGCCGTCGCTGGGCTTGTAGTGCGGGATGCGTCGCTCGGCGACCAGCCTCCGGAGGTACCGCTCGTTGAAGGCATCCGGGAACAGGTCGATCAGGGCCCTGAGGGTCACGTACTGAGCCACCGTCATAGGACGTAAGGGTAGGACAACAGCGGCATAGGACGGAAGTGACAACTGGCCGCCCGAGTGGCATAGTGGAGCCATGGCACGAACACCTGCCCAGACCCCGGCCCTCGACGAGTGGTGGGTCATCCCCCGGGGGCCGATTGTTAAGCTGGCCGACGGCACGGCTTTCCCCGCAGTGGTCGAGTGCAAGGTCGGTCGTCCCTTCAAGCCGGGGGACCCGCCACCGCCATTCGTTGAGCTGCGCCTCGTGGTCGTCAACGGACACCCGGAGGTGGCGTCGTTCGCGGTCGTCGCCGCCGAGGGTGGGCCCGGGGTCACCTCGGCGGACTGGCGGTATTGGAAGTTCGACGCGCTGCGAGACGAAGCTGTGCGGAGAGCAGGCGGAATACAGGCCGTTGTCGCTCGGGCCTTCGGTGGCGGCTACTTAGGGGTCGACGACCTCATCGACGCCGGTGACCGGGCCGGTGCCGCAGCCCTGTCGCAACTGACTCGGCGTCGGGTTCTGAACGACGCGCTGAAGCGCGAGGTAGCTGAGGTTGTGAAGGCGGCTCCGCCCGGACGCGGCACAAAGGCGGTCCGGGAACACTTCGGCATCTCACAACGAAACGCGAGTCGGTGGGTCGGGGCCGCCAGTGACGGTGTCCACCTGCCCAAGAAGGAGGCCTGAACCAATGTCCGTTCACAAGCGCCAGACCGCGAGCAAGGGGACAACGTGGGTCGTGCGGTGGCGTGACCCCAACGGGCGGGCCAAAGAGCAGACGTTCCCGCGCAAGGCCGATGCCGATGCGTTCGAGCGCAAGGTCGTCCACGCCCGGGACACCCGGACCTACCGGGACCCGGCGCTTGAGAAGGTCACCTTCGCACAGTGGTACGCACGGTGGTGGCCGATCGTCCAGACGTCAGGCCGAGCCCGCAACTCGCTGGTCAACTACGAGGTCGTTGGGCGTCGACATGTCCTCCCGTACCTGGGCGACACGCGGTTGTCGGCGCTGCGCCGTGTCGACTTCGAGGAATGGCTCGCGGCGTTGCGCGCGAAGGGACTGGGCGCATCGTCGGTCCGTACGGCCCGGGCTGTGGCCAACATGGTGATGAACTCCGCGCTCGACTCGGACGTGATCGTGCGCAACCCGCTCGCACGCGTTCGTCTCCCGATGCCGAAGGCCGCTCCGCGGCAGGTGCTCGAGCCCGAGCAAGTCGAGCGGCTCGTTGCCGCCACGGCGAAGGCCTACCGACCCTTCGTGCTCGTCCTCGCTTACGGCGGCCTGCGCCCGGAGAGGCCGCAGCCTTGCAGCGCAAGCACTTGGACGACCTGGGCCAGCTCCTCGTCGAGCAGGGCCAGACAGAGGCATACGGCGAGGTCGTGATCGGCGACACGAAGACGCATCGGGCGCGAGTCGTGCCCCTGCCTGCATCGGTGGTCGCCGAGCTCCGCGACCACCTCGAGACCCGCCCCGACGATCCTGAAGCGTTGATGTTCGTGCGCCCCGACGGTGGCCAGCTCCTGCTGTCACGGTTCCGCCACGAGGTCAAGAGAGCAGCCAAGGTCGCCGGCTTGCCAGGGTGGGTGTCTCTCTACACGCTGCGACACACGGTGGCGTCGATCCTCGCCCAGCGGGGTGTCCCCGTGAACACCGCCGCTGCTCTCCTCGGTCACGATCCGGCGATGTACCTGCGCACGTACACCCATCTCTACCCCGGGGACCTCCAGGCGGCCGCGGGGGCGCTGGAGTCCGCCCGGTCAGGGGATGACGCGGGGATACCGCGGGGACGACGTCTTCGGGCGGTCCGCGGTACGGCCGGAAAACAGGCCTGACCTGCGACTACGCGGTCGGGGCCTTGCTCTTTGCCTTCATCGCCTGCTTGTAGGCCCGGACCTTGTCGACCGCGCCGGGGCCGTCGACGTCGGCGATCGACCGGTGGCCGGGCTGGCCGTAGCCGCCGGCCA